TCCGACTATAAAACCGCGTTAGATCGCGTTATTGCTGCCGATGATGCATTTATGGCATTACCGGCAACTATTAGAGCTCGTTTTGAAAACGAGCCTGCAAATCTTATTGAGTTCCTTGAGAACGATCAAAACCGCGCTGAAGCGGAAAAATTAGGCTTAGTAGAGCCTAAACAAGTCTTAGATACTGCGCCGATTGTAGAGGCGCAAACACCTACCCCGGAGGGGTCGGCGTAAGCCGAGCACAGTTACCCTACTAGATGTAACTGTGCTAGGTGACACAAAACCCCAAAAACTAAATTAACCAAGGACAAAAAAATGCGTACATTACATCGTAAGTCATTGAATAAAAACAAATCTGCTCGCAGATTCCGTCATCACGCTAAGCGTACTAAATCTGCAAATATGCAGAAAGCCCCACAGCGTGGAGGCTGGAGACTCTAATAAAGTCTCTGGACACCTCACATGTCCTGTGTTAATCCCCTCAAAGCATATCAATGCTTTGACAAATCTATTGTTTTCGATGAAATTCGAAAACACGATATCGTTAGGTCATTAAACCTGCCTTGTGGGCAGTGCGTTGGATGCCGCCTAGAACGATCAAGACAATGGGCTATGCGTGTTATGCATGAAGCCCAACTCCATTCAGAAAACTGCTTTATAACTTTAACTTATGACGATACACATCTCCCAAGCGATAGATCGCTACATAAAGAAGACTTTCAAAAGTTCTTTAAACGACTTAGACAATATGTCTGGAGAAGATATGGAAAAAAAATTCGTTACTATATGGCTGGAGAATATGGCGAAAAGTATGGAAGACCGCACTGGCATGCCTGCGTCTTCGGACATGATTTTTATGATAAGAAATACTTCAAAAGGACTCCCTCTGGTTCTATCTTATATAGATCCAAAGAGCTTGAAACTCTGTGGCCATATGGTCATTCCTCCGTTGGAGACGTTACCTTTGAATCTGCTGCATACGTTGCTCGATATATTATGCAAAAACAGGCCTCAGACAAGATAAATCCAAAAACTGGTAAGCCATGGAATTCAATATATGACTGGGTTAATCCAGAAACAGGCGAAATTGTTAAAAGAGTCCCTGAATATAATAAAATGTCCTTAAAACCGGGAATCGGTGCTGAATGGTATAAAAAGTATAAAAGTGATGTATATCCAAACGACTATGTGATAGTTCGTGGAAAAAAAATGAAGCCTCCTAAGGCGTATGACAAAATGTACAAAAAAACAAATCCGTATGAATACGATGAATTACTTTACAAACGTGAAACTAATGCTAAACTAAATCCTGATAATCAAGATCCAAAAAGATTGGATGCGAAGCGACAAATCTTAGAATCAAGACTATCACTTTTAAAACGTACCCTCACTTAAAGGAAATCCTCATGAAATATGCTGTATGTGCTGTAAAAGATCGTGCTGTCGATGCTTTTAACCGCCCTCTATACGTACCAACAGTTGGAGTAGCTATTCGTTCATTTAATGACGAATGCAATAAAAAAGATTCCGAACTAAATGCTCATCCAGAAGATTATGATTTTTATGAATTAGGTCAATGGGATGATCAAACTGCTATCTATACACCTCTTGATGTACCTAGGGTAATTGCTAGGGCTCAAGATATTGTAATTAAGGAATAAGTATTTAAACTAAGGGTAGAGAAATGGAAACATTTCTCACCCAACAACTCAGGAGCTTGCACTCATGCATCGCAATAAATCGGTAGATATTCATCAATTTACGATGATTCCAAAAGCGGATATTCCGCGTTCCTCATTTGATTGTCAATCAACACATAAAACTACATTCGATGCTGGATACTTAGTTCCTGTATATGTAGACGAAGTACTACCCGGCGATACATTTAAATTAAATATGACGGCATTTGCCCGTCTCGCCACACCTTTATATCCAATCATGGATAACATGGTATTGGATTCATTCTTCTTTTTCGTTCCAAACCGCCTAATTTGGTCAAATTGGCAAAAATTTATGGGACAACAAGCGAATCCGGGTGATTCGATTTCTTATGTTGTTCCTCAACAAGTCTCACCAGCCGGTGGTTATGCCATCGGCAGCTTACAAGACTATATGGGTTTACCTACTATTGGCCAAGTTGGCAATAGTAATACTGTGTCACATTGCGCGTTTTGGCCACGCGCATATAATCTCATTTGGAACGAATGGTTTAGAGACGAAAACCTTCAAAATTCTGTAACAGTAGATACAGGTGATGGTCCTGATACTGTTGCTAACTACACATTGCTTAGACGTGGAAAACGAAAAGACTATTTCACATCTGCACTACCATGGCCTCAAAAAGGTACAAGTGTTACTTTACCGTTAGGTACATCTGCACCTATTAAAACTTCAGCTGTACCATCTGCTTCCGTTGGTATATTAGACGGAACTGGAACATTGCGCGGATTGTATGATCCCGGTAGCTTTGCTCCGATTGCACTTACTGGTACAACCCCTTCAGCTTCTATGTATGCTGATTTATCTGCTGCAACTGCTGCAACAATTAATCAACTACGTCAATCATTCCAAATCCAAAAACTGTTAGAAAGGGATGCTCGTGGAGGAACTCGTTACACAGAAATCATCCGTTCTCATTTCGGGGTTATTTCCCCCGATGCTCGCTTACAGCGCCCTGAGTATATTGGTGGTGGTTCTACTACTATTAACATTAACCCCATTGCGCAAACGTCAGGTACGAATGCAAGTGGAACAACTACCCCTATGGGCACACTTGCTGCTATGGGTACTGCCCTTGCTCATAATCATGGGTTTACTCAATCATTTACTGAACATGGCGTCATCTTAGGTCTAGTTTCTATACGTGCTGATTTAACATATCAGCAAGGTTTATCACGTATGTGGTCTAGATCTACACGTTATGATTTTTATTTCCCAGCTTTTGCAACCTTAGGCGAACAAGCCATCCTCAATAAGGAAATTTATGTTACTGGCGCTTCTACTGATAATGACGTATTTGGTTACCAAGAACGGTGGGCTGAGTACCGCTACTATCCTTCTCGCATTAGTAGCCTTTTCCGCTCTACTGCATCTGGCACTATTGATGGATGGCATCTTGCTCAGAAATTTACTTCTTTACCTACTCTTGGAGACACCTTTATTAAGGATACTCCCCCAGTTTCACGTGTGGTCGCTGTAGGATCAGCAGCAAACGGACAACAATTTATTTTTGATAGCTTTTTTGATTGTAAAAAAGCAAGAGCTATGCCTATGTACTCTGTACCAGGCTTAATCGATCATTTCTAATATGGGATTATTTGACTCTATTAGCAACATTTTCTCAGGGGCTGGCTCAGCAGTCTCTGATGTTGCTTCTACTCTTAGTGATGGCGAGTCTATCGTTGAGCTTGCGGCTGCTCCGGAAACTGGTGGCGCTTCTTTACTTCCTATGCTGGGTAGTGTTGCTGCCGGTGGTTTGTCTTATTTAGGACAACAAGGCGCAAACAAAACAAATATGGATATTGCTCAAAATCAAATGAATTTTCAAGAGCGTATGTCAAGCACTGCTTATCAACGTGCTGTAAAAGATTTACAAGCAGCGGGTTTAAACCCGATGCTTGCTTATACCCAAGGGGGGGCTTCTTCCCCCGCGGGAGCTACTACCCAAGTTCAATCAAAAACTAGTGGTGCTGTTAGTGCTTTTCAGAATCAACAGCTACAAAATGAGACTTTAAAACAAATTAATTCTCAAACTGCTTTAAATTCAGCTCAGGCTGGAAAAGCTAGTGCTGAAACTGCTGTTGCTATTCAAGAGGCTAAAAATCGTGCTATTACAAATGCCAATCTTGTGTTAGAAGGTGGACGTATAAAAGCTGGTACCGACTTATCTACTTCTTCAGCTGTTACACAACGTGAACAAGCTAAAAATTTACAAATCATTAATGAAGCTATACGTCAAAACATTGAATTAGGTAAACCATTAGCTACATTTAATAAAGAGAATCCTCGTCTTGCTCAAGCATTACAAGGTCTTGGACAATTACTTAACCCTGTGGGCAAGGCTGCCCAAATTATGAAATGAGAAAAAATATGAAAACTCTGTTTCTACGTACCCCATACAATTATGATACTTTTGCTGCGTCAAATGAGTCAGGGTTGGCTTGTGAGGAGCCAACTCTGGCTCAGCAGCAATTCAAAGACGAATGTGATATTAATAACATTCTTCGTCAATTCAACATTACTGGTCAATTACCTGACCAACCTTTATCACCTAAATATGGAGATTTCACCGGAATTTCCGACTATAAAACCGCGTTAGATCGCGTTATTGCTGCCGATGATGCATTTATGGCATTACCGGCAACTATTAGAGCTCGTTTTGAAAACGAGCCTGCAAATCTTATTGAGTTCCTTGAGAACGATC